CATTGTTGTAGCTTCCTACCCTTCGCTTTAGCAGAGGATGTTTTAATTCTTTTTTTCATTTTTAATCACCATGCTGTTTCGTTATTGCAATCTCAATTTCTCGTTCAAGCAGTTCATTACCCTCATCTGATAAGTCTTCTATCGCTTCTGAAAATTCTTTATTTCCTATCTCCCCTGACAATTCAATGTCTATTCTGAGAGATTCATAATTACCCATATTGACTGTCTTACCAAGTTTTATCCCTATTCTTTTATTTTTCATAATTCCTTCCTCTTCCTTATATATTTCTACTGAGTCTGAACAACAAAATTTTTTTTCTACAAAGTGTTTTTCTTTAAAAGAACATTATTTTTTGGAAGGGAAATAATTTTATTAGTAGTTCCATATAGTTTTTGTTCTGAATACTTTTTCAATATTCTTCTCCTAATTTAAATCATTTAGAATTGATGTATCTTATAGAAGTCCATTTACCAAATATATTTTTATGTACCGGCGTAAATCGACTTTTCCCATTAGAGTCTATTTTTTCTAAAATGCCTACACGTTTCATGTTCATCTCCTTTTTGGTTTTCTTTTCGTTTTAAGAACATCTTGCACTTGCTCCCAAACATTTATAGTCAATTCTTTCAACTCTGATTCAAGATTGTTTTCTTCTATATAATCAATAGCTCTTTCCATACTCTGATATTCTTTAGTAATGCAATTATAACGAGTCTTTCCTGTCATGTCTTTTATATACTGCAAATTTCCTCTGATGTCATCAATACCATATCCAAACATAATATAAATGTCCGCTTCTCTATGGGGGCTATCAATAATGTTTTTTGTTATTTTACAAACAGAACGAATTCCATCCACTTGATTGACATCAACCTGTCTCTCGTCTTCATATTTCATTTTTTCTTTTTTTATAATGAATTTATTGCTTTTCGGAGATCCTACTCTTATTCTAAGAGAAGAATAAAACTCAACCGATTTTCCTCCAGGAGTTGTTTCTCCATACATCCCTTGTCTGATTTGATTAGTGCAAGGAAGTAGCCAATTATTTTTCTTAATCAATCTACAAATCTTTCTAAGTCCTTGAGAGAATTCCTTTGCACGTTTCATACCCATTGTATCTCCTGAATCACTAAGTTCTAAATCAGTAGATAAAGCGGCAAGAGAGTCCACCCCTATAGCATGAGAAACATTCTTGTCTTTTGATTTAGGAGACCAATTTTCTATGAAATCAAAAACTTCTTGAACAGTATCAAGCATTTTGTAATTAGACTTATCAATAGCTACTCCATAAATATGGGCATATTCTTTGTCGAGTCTTGCTTCAGGATCGAGGAACATAACTTCTCCCTCTCTTGCTTGAATTCCCCCCATAATCTCCGCAAGAATGGCAGTTTTTCCTCTTCCTGAAGGACCATATATTTCTATTAAAATTCCTGAAGGAAGTCCTCCTCCATGAACACGATTTCCTGATATTGCAAGATCAAGAAGAGTTGAACCTGTAGAAGTTACTAAATTGAGATCCCCCTTAGAAGGAGAAGATTGAGGGATCTTAGCTGACTTTTTCAACTCTTCTTTTATCTCTCTTGCTGCCGCTTTCGTTCTATCTATAATTTTCATTTCTTCCTTCTGATAATCGCTTTCTTTTTAAGAGGAGTTTTCTCTTCTTTTTTTGCAAATTTCTTTTTAGAGGGAGGGGATTCTTCTTCTTCTGTCTCTTCCTCTTCTTCTTCTGTCTCTTCCTCTTCTTCTTCTGTCTCTTCTTCACCACTTTCGATAGAACTTTCTAATTGAGCGTCAGAACAATTATCCCAAAGATCACATGAACTACAATCTTCAAGCTGATCATTATCTTCTCCAAAAGAACCTCCATAAGGACAAGTTCCTTCTTCAACTTCATCAGGAGTCTCTTCTGTTTCGTTCTCTTCTACTTCTTCATTGGTCTCTTCTGTTTCTTTCCCATCACTTACTTTTTTAGCATAGAAAGCTTCATAGATTTTTTCATAAGAGGGCCTCATTTCTATAGTTTCATCAAGAGGAAAAGATTGATCAAGGATTTCTTCAGGAATTGGGGAAGGTCTATCAATAAAACGATGTCCTTTATAAGAGATTCCTTCTCTTTCAATACCATCCCCATCTATATATTTACCACTACTTTGAATGCTGAAAGCAATTCTTTTGCCACGATCCCAATGAGAAAAAGGAATATATCCTCCTTCACGAGGCTTCTTCGCAATCTCTATCAGATTAGCTTCCATATAGAAATGGGCTACTTCCCAAATTTGTAATCCTTTTGCTTCTTCTTCAGCAGTATCATGTACCCATACTAAATAAACAACACGTCTATCTGCTGAGTGCTTCTTAAATTGTTGTGTTGAAAGATTATGTGTATTGATATATTCTGCTATGGGGTCTATAATTTTGAAGTTTCTTGCTGGAGATACAAAGCTTTCTTTCATTGATCCTACAAAACGATAAACCCAAATATCAATAAGATAAGAGGGTTCTCCTTCTTTATCTCTGGGGTGATTCTTCCCTGCTATGAAAGGAATAATGTCTATTTCATGGTCTCCTTTTGCTGGACGCCAGAAATTAACACCATTGGGCATCATCCTCTTTAATTTTTCCATAAGGAAAATTGAACTGAACATAGACTCATCTTTTCTTTCCGCACTTTCCTTGTGCCTCTCATCAAGACTTTGTTTAAATTTTGTTGCTTTTTTTCTAAATGACATTTCTTAATCCTCCTTGTGTTTTTTTACGTCTTGTTTTGATTTAAAAATAGCAAAGGAACCAAGACGTATTAGTAAATAAAATAAAATAAGTCCTATTCCAAATATTAGTAATATTTTTATAATATCAAACATTTCTCTTCACTGGTCTTTTCTTTAATTTTTCACTTCCTTCTTTGAGGGCTTCTTTATGTTTCTGTGTAACAATATCTCTATCAAAAGTATCTCTCGCTTTTTCGGGTATGTTGGGTTTTGCAAAATAATCAGCACAATATAATTGTGTGAGTCCTTTGAGTGCTTCTTTTCTATGGTCAAAAGAAGTCTTTCCAACACTGAGTATATTAACTGATTCATTTAGATTTATCAATTCATTTGATAGTTTTTTGATAGATTCTTCTGTTCTCAAACAAGCACTAATAGCGTTTTCTGTAATTTTATCAAGAGAATATTTTCCTGGATTTGATCTTATATCCTTTTCAACTTCTGCTTTTTTTATATCAAGTTCTTCTCTTTTTCGATCACGTATTGATGTAACTTGTGCATGAAGTTCTCCCCACTTTGCAAAAAGAAGTGCTTGTTCTGACCAATTCTTTTCAAGAATTGCAAGATCAATTTCTAAATCTTCTTTATAATTTATTGGTACTGTCATTTTATTTCTCCTCCTTTAAAAAGGAATATCATCAGAAAGTCCTTCAAGCTTCCTGCAAATATAATAACAAGTTAAAGTTAATCCAGCTCTTCCTGTGTGCATAAAACTTTCAGTTAATAGAGTCATCATATTAGCTACAGAAGGATCTGCTTTATTCAATAAAATCTTTTCAAAATAACTTAACATGGCTCTTCGTGATCGTTCAACATCTTCCACTTTTAATTGGGCTAAAATTTTTGAAACTTCTCTCCATTTTTGAAGTACTTTATCATTAACAAGAATGCGACAAATCTCTATTACTTCTTTTCCACCATATATATATCCTTCAATAGCTTTAATGATCTCTTCTTCATCAGTAAGTTCAATGACCGAATCAAGAGCATTAAGAGCTTCCCCTGGAGAACCATCAGCAACAGAAATTATTTTGGAAATTATGTTCTCAGGGTATTCTTCAAATCCTTCACTTTTAAGAATCCCATTAAGAAAATCCGTCATTTCTCTTGGATTAAGAGCTTTCACTTCAAATCTTGCACATCTACGCCCCAAAGCTTCTCTAAGAGTTTTCTTAATAGAATCAAATTCTGCTGTGCATAAAACGAAATAGCAATGTTCAGGACATCCATATTCGAGAGTTCTTAATAAAGCATTAAGAGCTTCAGTGGTGGCCATGTGGCATTCATCAAGTAGATACAATTTATTTTTTCCATTAAGAGGACTATATTTCATATCATCAATTATACCTCGTATGACATCAATTCCTCTTGTGTTTGCTGTATCATAAATATGAAAATCCTCGTCTGATACTTCGAGAAGATTTTTAAGCACGAAACCAAATGTAGTCTTCCCACATCCTGGTCTCCCCGTAAAAAGAAACGAATGAGGTCTTCCTTCTTTACGAGAAACAAGATTGCTAAGAGCAGTTACTATTTGTTCATTTCCCGCAACTTGTTCAAGGGAATCTGGTCGATAATCAATATATAAAGGCATTTAGTTTTCCTTTCTTTTATCTTTCATATATACATTATAGCATATTATTGATGAAACATTTAATTTTTTCTTTTATTTTTGATTTTTTGTATTTCCTTTCTAAGAGCCTTAATCTCGTCTATTATATCTTGCAATCTTTTTCTAATCCGAGTTCCTGCTGCTCCGTTTCCTCTTTCAAATTTGATAATATCGTTTACCATATCATCATTACTGAGATCAATAAGCATACCACTTATTATTTCGTTAACAGAATACATTTATATCACCCCCTTTTATTAGTAGTTGTTCTTCTTGCTGGTCTCTTTTCTTCTATATATCCTTTTGACATCTCCGCCCAACTACCATCTACAAGAGAAGATTCATGTTCAATACTTAATGGAACTATTATCCAGGGGAATGCTTCTCTTATTTTTTCAGTTCCTATATAATTGATAGTCTTAATAAGATGTTCTTCTTCTTCAGGAGGAGTATCATGTAACATACTGTCATGTGTTTCTTCTATCACTTTTGATTCCCACTTTTCTTCTTTTCTTATTTTTGCAAGTTCAAGCATTGTCCATAATAAAAGATGAAATGCTGTTCCTTGTATCTGATAATTACAAACTTCATTAAACGACATTGGTCCTGAATAAACAAATCCCATATATGATTCAAGATACCCCTGTTTTCTGTAAAGATCATTGTTTTCTTCTTTCCACTTTTTATACACTTTAAATTTAACATCCCAAAATTTTCTTTCAACGTCTTGACAATGATCTGTAAAATCTCCAAGAGTTCTAATCTTAACGTCTCTTAAATGTTGTCTTACAGAAACTCCTGAAACTGTTTTAAGTCTTGCACAATCTTCCCATAAAGATTTTGCACAATCTTTATAATAAGAACCATAGAATTCTGCAAAAGTCCAATCATTCTTTGCATAGAAACGAATGTCTTTTGTGATTTCTTCAATAGGAAGTATCCATATATCCATTGCAGAATCTCTATGCATATCACTTTTAGGATCGGTAATGTATTTTATCATGTTTGGATCTTTATGGTAGCAAACACTTGTGCAGACTTCAACACCTGAAAAATCTGATTCCACAAATTTATTTCCTTTAGAAGGAATCACCCCTTTCCTGCAATAGTTTTTTATTTCTTCCTCTCTTACAGGTATATTTTGGATATTAGGTTGGGAAGATGCAGAACGATAGGAAACAGTCAAATGCAAATCAATAGTTGGATGTATTTTATCATTAACTGCAAATCTTCTGAACTGAGAAAGAAAAGTATTTTTAGTCTGTTCAAGGCTTCGGAGCTTTAATAGAGCACTAACGAAAGGAAGTTTCGATCTTTTTAAAGCATCTTCATTAACACTATAATTATTTTTCGCTGTTCTAACAGGATCGGCTTTAAGTACATCATAGATAAGAGTTCCCAAATCCTTGTTTGAATTAAGATCAATCTTCCTGTATTTTTTCTTTTCAAATCTCTTTGCTTCTTCTCCCTGTAATAATTTATTTTTAAGAGATTCAATCCTTTCTTTTAAATCTTTGTCTGTTTTTTCATAATATTCTTCATCCACATTAATACCAGTATTTTCTATATGAGCAAATTCTATAAGTCCTTTATGAAAAAATCTATAAGCATTAATTAGTTTTCCTTTTCTTTTTTTAAATTCCTGTTTTTGTTTTAGAGTTAAACGGAAACCATATAGAGAATCTTTGCCACAATATTCAAGCAATTCGTCAAGAGGAACTTCTTCTACTTTATTAAATCCTTCTTTATCCGTAGTTTCTAAATATTTAGAAATACGCTTATCGTAAGGTAAGATTCCAAAATTTATATAATTTTGAAATTTTAAAGAAGTAAAAGCCCTTCTATTATCAAGAATATGGGATGCTGTCATTGAACACCAATCCCACGGTTGTGTGTT